AGTTACCATACTCATCAAATCCACGAACAGTATCATCAAAACTATGTTCAGGCACAATGTCGATGTTACCATCAAAACTAAATCCAACTGCCTTGAGATATGACTCAAATTGTCCTAACATATCGTTCAAGTCTGCATCACTAGGAAGAGTGAACTCTACCTTAACTGGCAGTTGTTCTGGATATGTATTTTCATATGTAAATTTATGCATTACAATTTCTCCATTAGTGGGAAGATTTTCGCAATTTCCATTGCACACTTCTGTGCAACTTCCATGTGCTCTTTCTGTGTTCCATTAGAGGAACGCAATTCAATATAATGAACCCAAGAACGCAAAGTTCCGTTCATATACAGTCGTGTCTTTGTCAAACCTTCTGGTAGGACTGCACGAGCCTGTTCTTTCGCAATACCATTCTCAATCGCCCAATCGTATGCCTTACGAGATGTTTCGATAACACCTGTCTGTCTACGATTCCATTCGACAATCAAATCTTGGTGTTTTTGATTATCAACCAATGAGGGGTCGTTTTCAATCTCAATAGAGTTCTGACGATTCTCTGTGTCTTGTAGACGGCATTCTCTTTTGGTAAATGCATCACCCATTGCAGACGGTTCTGCATATCGTTGACTGAATTCTTGAAAACTAAAACTACGGTGACGCACAATCTGGTGTGCAATGTCACGAGTTGTTTCAATTTCTATGCAAGCGCTAGCCATCTCCAATGGTGACCAATGTTTGTGCTTGACCAAATATCGTATGAGTTTTTCGCTCGTTTTGTGTGATTGTTGGTTCGCTGGATTGGAGACACGGGCGCAATACGATATAAGTTCTTGGACATCGTTACCGACATATAATTCTCCTTCTGGTGGTTGACTATAACTAATAAGTCGTGCTGTAGTCAGCATTTTATTTATTTCCTTATTCTCTGTCACTTCCATCCTCTTTCTTTGTCAATGAATAACCACCACTCGGCAGTTCTTCCCATATTACAGTATCACCTATATCCCAACCTACTTGATCTATACAACCTGGCGGGAACTCAATAAACAGTTCTTTAGTCTTACCGTCCTGTTGAACTTCAACTATCCAACTATTTTGTGACATTTGTTTATACTTCATAAAATATCAACACCTTCATCTGTAGTGTAAATCACTTTTTTAATACCAAAGTCAGCGATACACCGTTCACACCCTTCGCAGGGCTTTGACATACCATTTATGTATTCATGCGATCTATTCTTTTTCACACGAGCAACATAAAGAGTTGCTCTTCCTAAATCTTCAATCGAAACGGTTCTTAGTGCATCTTTGATTGCACTGGTTTCTGCATGAAGATAAATTGCATCTTCGTTTCTTCCATACTTGGTTTGAAATGGATGTGTTTTATACTTATTCACACCAAAACCAACCACTTTGTTTTTGATAACCACAGCGGCAGCGTGTTGTGAACGGTCAACTGGATCAGTTTCTTTCGCCTGTTCAGTTACCATATCAATAAATTTCATCTGCCGCTGTGTTACCATTTTAATTAAACCTACGAGGTCTAGGACGATAGTTGCCATTTCGATTTGACATCTCGGCAACCCGCTTACTGAGTTCTCCATCACGCTTTTGCAATTCAGCGTTGTCGAACTCTAGAGATTTAATTCGTGCATTTGCTTCATCCAGTTTAGCACGATAAAAATCTCTTTCCCTAACCAGTTCTTCCTGTGACATCAGAAAGTCTCCTTAATAAGTTTGAGAAGTTGAACCCTACATTTCTCTTTATCATACTTGAGAAATGCACCGTATTTGACGACCATTCGTCTTGTCTCTGGCCATACTAGATCATCTTTAAGTCCTTTATCTAATTGCTTTACAAAACCAACTAGTCCTTGCAGAATAACCAAAGTCTCTAGGTTGATTCTTTTTGCGAGGTAGTTTCTTAATATTACAGGATGCTGTCCCTTTTGTAAAGAGAAAATATCATCAAAATGTGATATTTGCTCAAATAAAAATCTCATATCTGTGATAAAATTGTAGGTCAGTGCTTGTTTTCTTTTGCACCAATCTGTGTAGTTTTCTTCTCTAAAATCACCGATGTAACCTTTAGGACTACGCAGAAAATTACTAATATAGTAATCTTGTGTAGACTCACCATATTTTCTTGCAACACGAGCAAAGAAATTTCTGTCTTTTCGTTTTAAGAACGATGCTTTTGATGCTGATGTTCTACCCCCATAACGAGTGTAGTCATAGTCTGTTGTGAAGTGTAGTTTCAGACCAAGATACATCTGGTAGGACTCCCACGCTTCCATTAGTCGCTCCTTAGATTGGTAGTGTTGCTACTTTCGGAAGATAATTGAGTTCCCTTGCGTCTGCTTCTATTTTTTCTTTGAGGGGTTTAGAGATGAGAGGAGCGATTGCATCCGGCTCCATTTGGTGTTTTTCACAATAATCCAGAATTGCATCCATGTAAGTAATACCACCTTTAGACACAATTTCTTCGATTTTCATAGCAAACTTCTTTGGGGTCATCACTGCAAGTTCTTCTAGATTCATAATATTCCTTTCAAGTTAAAGTGATAGGGGGCAGGGCGCCCCACCCCCTATCGTTATAAAGCAGAGCCAGTGTATAAGTGCTGGGTGCAGTTCGTGTTCCTACTAAGTTTTACTTGGGCGAACAGACCATTCCCAAACTGGATTAGTCTTTCTTGGTTACGAACTTATAAAGTTCTTCTGCCTTTTCCATGATTTCTTGAGGTTGATACATCTTAGGTGTATACTTCTCAATCGTTTCAACGAGGTCTTTATTGTGTTCTTTGGCGTTTTCAACCATAGTCCAATATTGCTGTTGAGCCATATCGTATTGACGATCAAGCAAGTCTTTGGCCATTGCCAATGTGTCGAACCGTAGTTCAAATGGGTTTTTAGTAGACATAACTATTCTCCTTTGTGTGTTGTGTTATGTGTGTTGTGGACTAACCGTTGATCCACACGAGTGTATTAAGGCACTACCCTTCAAAACTGTGGTGGGTTGTTCTGTTGCCAAGTCAACCCACCGAAACTCCGTCACCTAAAACTAGGCTGCAAGTGCAAAGTCGTTATCGTTTGCAGTTACTTTAGTTGGACTATTACGCATCCATCCGACAGCTCTACTCGCCTCTATCCTTGCCAGTCGATCCTATTTCGCCCCCATCATAAGCACACTAACTGTGCAATGTGTTTATGGTGGAGGCGGGCGGTATCGCACCGCCGTCCTGTTCAAGTGTTGAATTGTATCAACAAACTGTATTTTATTTATACCACAGTGACATTTGAATGTCAAGAGGCAATTGAATCTTTTGGTTTACAAACATATGTCACTGTATCCCAATCACCATCTGCTGGTATTGCAACATATTCAACTAACATAGTTTGGCACTCTTTTTCGGAATCAAACCACTGAACATCTTGTTCTAAACAAGTTGAACCAGAACATACTGTCAGTAAGATATGCCAAATAACATTCATGTTGTAATTCCATCATTTTTAATTTTTATTTCACCCTGTCCAGCACCTAAGATACACGCCTGATCTTCATCTGGGATTTCAATCAATGTCCATCCATTGGTCTTTCTGTTCAGAGTTATAAGAAACTTAGTTAGGAAAGTTCCTTCTGGTCTAGTTGATAAACCTTCAAAATAAATGAATGGTTCTTCTTCTAGAATTTTAGTTAATCTTATAACTTCATCCAAAGTAGCACACTGCATGGGTTTGTTTGCCCATACAGGTTCAGCAGTTAAGTTATGCAGTGGCGCTACTGAGAATAGCAGAATCACCGCCAGTTTGCGTATCATTTTCTTTCTCCCATTCGGAGACAAACTGTTCGATGGTTTCAACAAGTTTAGGTAAGTAATCATACTTCTTCTTGATGAACTCTTGAACTTGTCCATCTTCTGTTACCACAAGAATAACAATCTGTTCAACTGGAATACCAGTTCTTTCTTCAAACATTTCTGCATAGGCAGATGCCTGAATATAGTATGATTCATTATATTCGTCATTTCTTTCAGAACGAGATGTCTTAAAGTCAATAATTGAAGGCACACCGTTGTATTCTGCAATACAGTCAACACGCCCTGCAACTTGATATTTGTCACTCCAAAGTCCACATTCCTGTGCGTATATATTATTTATACTTTTCTCAAGAACTGGTTTTAGTTGTGAGAACAAACACCAAGGCAAGAATTCACGACTGTCTTGGACAACTTCATGGTTGTTCAGAAAGTCTTCACACATCTGGTGAACTTTAGTTCCACGAGATGCAGCAGTGCGAGAGATATAATTTGCAACATCCTCACCTACACGCTTACGCCATTCTGCAAGTCCTTCTTTAGAACGAACTGATAGAACTGTTGTAATTGATGGATACAGTGAACCGTCTGGTGCTACATAGAACCTTTTGCGATTTACCGTTTTAGTTGATACTTCTGGAATTTCTACTGATTTGTGTGTAAACATAATTACTCCTCACATTTTTAACATATTATATTCAATTTACAAGGTAAAGTCAATAGATTTATCGACCTTGTCCTCTATATTTTTTATAACTTCTTCTAGCAGACTTGTTCATAGAACTAGTTTTAATCATAGATGGATTGCCACCAATTGATGATTTCTTTCTAATTGGTTCATGGACAATCACATTTGTCATTTTAACTTTCGCCATCGTTCTCCATTCCTGTTTTAATCTTACTAATTAAATATTCTTTAACCATACCAGAACGAACAATATCCCCTAGTGTAAACTCAATACTAGAGAAAGATTGCATCCCCCTTAGAATTTTCATAAAGCGTTGAAGTCCTTCTTTTTCGGTTGCCTTCTGTAAATCACTTTGGAAGAAATCACCACAGAACATAATTTTTGAATCCATACCCACACGAGTAATGATTGTATCTAGTTCATGGAAGTTAAGATTTTGTGCTTCATCAACAATGATGATTGCGTTGTCCAGTGTAATACCACGCAAGAATGAAGTTGTAAGGAACATCAGTGAACCTTGATTTTTCAACTTGTCGTATAACTGACTGAACGCAATTTCGTTTGGTTGTTCAAACATGAACTTAACCATATTTTGATACGGCACTTGAAATAGTGCTGTTTTATCTTCTTCATCGCCTGGCAAGAAACCAATCTCACGAGTTGGAACTGCACTACGAACTAGGTAAACTGTATCATATGGTGTTTCATTTCTTAACACTTCTTGCATTGCAAGATATAGAGAAATAAAT